TCTACTAACTTAGATGTAGACACAGGAACGATTGATGACTTAACCGTTGTTACAGCAGAAGCAAGTGACAAATTCATTGGTGACATTCGCGGTGCTGTTCGTTTTAGAGCAAAAGCCGGTGAAGCGTTAAGCAAAGGTGAAGCAGTTTACATTAGTGGTGTTTCAGGTAATACAGCAGTTGTAAGTCTAGCAAAGGCAGATGATGCCGCTACAATGCCAGCATATGGTCTTGTATTTGCAGATGCTAACAATAACGCTAACGTAGAAATCGTTGAGTTCGGTAACTTAACAGGATTAGACACTTCAACAGATTCATTAGAACTAGACAAACCAGTTTACATTTCACCAACTACAGCAGGTGCCGTAACAGCAACACGTCCAACAGGTGCAACACACTTAGTTCAAAACATTGGACTTGTTCAGCGTGTACATGCAAGTGCAGGTATTATTAGAGTAGGTGGTAGTGGTAGAACAAACGATGTTCCAAACACATTCTCAATAGAAGGCGACATAACAACAGCCGCAGATTTTCAATCATTAAACGCAACAATCACAAATGATTTAACAGTCAACCAAGATGTTCAGATTGGTTCTACAATAAGTGTATTCGGTAATGCGACATTTAATGAAAACGTTTCACAAGTTACTGGTAAATCAGCAACTTTCCCAACACTTAATTCAACAACAGCGACTATTGCCACTGCTGGTATTACTACAGGTAATATTACTACAGCAAACGTTACAGACTTAAATGTGTCTAACGATGTAATAGTAACTGGAGATTTGACTGTCAATGGCACGACCACGACAATCAATACAGAGACCCTTGATGTAGCAGACAACAATGTTGTACTGAACAGCAACCACACTGGAACCCCGACACAAAATGCAGGCTTGACTGTTGAGAGAGGTACAAGCGATGATGCATTATTTCAGTGGAATGAGTCCGATGACCGATGGGAAGTTAAGGTAGGCACTGGCTACGCAGAGTTTAAGACCAGTGATTTAGAAACGACCAATCTTACTGCTACTCAGGGTGACTTTACTACTGTTAATGCAACAGATTTGAATACTACTGGAACTATTACCGCACCGACAATCGATGGTGTTAATTCATTGACTGCATCTGGAACTATTGCGGCACAAACGTTGACAGGAACCAGTCTCAGCAGTAGCACATTGGATGTTGGACAAGGTGATTTCACTGTAGACGTAGATGGTAATTTAGATGGAGCATCTGCTACTTTTGATTCTTTGACGGCTCCTACAGTGAGTGCTGATGGGATTAAGACAGATTTAATTGAAGAATTAACTTCAGGCGGCGGTATTGAAATTGACGTTACAGGTGACATAGTGTTAGACTCAAGTGGTGTCGCAGACGGCGGGCGCCCATATGGCGTTCTTGTTGATTCCATTCATTATGCTAACGACATGATTATTGTTTCAGACAGCGAAGAATCGTCATTAAGAACAAAATACGGTGCTCTAATTGATGAAGATGGTATTCTTGCACAAACTCTTTGGTCTGACCGAACTGTAAATCTTGCTACAGAAACAGGAAATGTTCGTATTGGTTCATCAACACAGGACAGCAGTAGTCCTAGTCTAGCCGCTTTAGGACAGAGCCAGGCAAATGATGCGGCTCTTGAAATGGCAGGCCTAGGACCTATTACATGGTTTGAAGCCGGCGTTAGTGAGCCAGACATTGATGCATCAATTAGTATTGACGGCACTCATCTCAAAATAAGTTCAACTAAAGGCCTTGAAATTGATTCAGAGATTAAAAGTCATTTGATTCCAGACACTGCACTTACATACAATTTAGGTTCTCCTTTAAAACCATGGGCTTCAGCATACATTGGTTCAGGTTCACTTTACATTGATGGACATAAAGTTCTCGGTTCAGAGGCTACTGGTCAAATTGACATTACTACAGATGATGACCAATCATTAAACATTACAGCAGGCGCGGCAGGAACAACAGGTGTTATTACAATTAGTTCTGCTGGTAATACTACAACTGTTAACGACACTACAATTAACTTAGGACCAGCAAATAACACTGGAACAGTTAATGCTAACGGAACATTAGAAGCACCTGACTTACACGTTGGTGATTTAGAGATTGAAGCAACACTAATCAATAACACTGGAACAAATGCTAACTTAGAAATAAGAACAGACGGAACTGGTTACACTCATCTTAACACAGCGGATGTGTATGTGGGAACATTGACAAATGCAATGAAGATTGATGAGACTACACTAGACTTGATTGGTGGAACAGAATTAACTATTAAGAAAGACCTTAAAGTAGAAGGTCAATTAGACATACAAGATGTTATTAAAGTCAATGATGGATTCATCTTAGAAGAATTCAACCCATATGGTGCAGGTTCAAATATGCCTACTACAATTATGGGTGTTGGACAACAAGAAGGTTGGGCTGGTGTTGCTATTAGAAACAGAGGTCAACATGACTTCGGTTTAGGTGGCGCATACAACTTGTCACCAAGAGCATTGTTGTCATTACAAGCAAGTCTATTAGATGGTTCAGACAATCCAATAGAATTAACTGATGACATGGAGTTTGGTGTAATACAAGCAAACCCATACTCTACTTACAGAGGTGCTACTGCTGAGATGACCCCATCAGCAGAAATAGGATTTCGAACTACAGAATCACATGGAACTGGTTACGGAACAAAGATTTCCCTCCATTCAACTGCTAACGGCGGTAAAGCAGGTGCAACAGACACTTCACACTTCACAGACACAATCGATTTCCAAGGCACAACAATCACTACAACAGACAAGTTAGTCATAGATGATGATTTAGAGGTAACTGGGACATTACAAATAGATGGTTCAATCAGCGCAACAGACAACGTTGTAGATTTTGCAGACACAGTTAAAGTAACAGGCTCAGCATCAACTAAGACTACATCAATAGGTGACACTACTATTGGTCCATATGCAGGTCATGGTGTTAAAGTAGATGCAGGTGACACATCATGGGCAACAATGCTATTGAAAGAATATGTCGGTTCATCAGGCAAACCAATCTCATCATTTACTAACCCAACATTCGGAACAGAAGTAGTTGGTGGAACAGTAGCAAGTCCAAGTAATGTTACTAGTGGTAAAAGAATATGGGTTGCACAAGCACTAGCAAGTAATGAAACAGATGGAACAATCCCATCTACTTCTAACTTTAGATTGATGGCTCAAACTACAGCCGACCAAACAACTAGTAATAGAGGAACAGAACTATTACTAGAAACAACAGCAGATGGAGACACTGCTACAACTACTACAATGAAACTACAGGGTAACGTTGTTACTCTTAATACAGGTGGTGATGCAACATTAGAAACTGGTGGTGACTTAACAATCAATGATGATGTAGAAGTAACTGGGGCATTAGATGTAGATGGCACTGCAACATTCGATGGTAACGTTACATTAGGTTCTGCTAATACAGATGTTGTTACATGTAATGCGAAACTAGACTTACAGAACGGTTTCAATCTACCACAAATGAATACAGCAACAGCACAATACTTAGATTCAATAGGTGTTCCTGGAACAGCAGACATGGCATTTATTTCAGATGGTGACTCAGGAAGTCCTTGTTTAGCAGTCTACTCAGGTGGTAGTTGGTTGCGTATTTCACTAGGCTCAGCAATTAGTTCGAGTTAAATAGTATGGCAGGGAAATTAAATATTATGAATACAGAGACAATACAACTACACAAGCATAATGAACAAGTTCAAAAACTTGATGTAGAAGTAGCCCTTATTCAACAAGATTTAAATTTCATTAAAGAAGTGCATATGAAAAACCTAGACGACAAAATTGAGAAAGTAGACAAGAAGGTCGACAAGATTGAACAGAAGACGTGGTGGGTGCTAGGTCTTCTTATTGCGTCAATAGTAGGACCTTTTATTGGGACAATGATTACTGCAATGATGTAGTAAATACCTTACCAAGGGCAAATGGGAGAAATCACAATGAGTGAAGAAGAAAAGAAAAAGAACGGTAGACCTAAGTTAAAAATTGACAAAGACTTAGTAGAGAAATTAGCACTAATACATTGTACGCCACAAGAGATTGGCTACATTGTTGGTGCACACCCGGACACAATACGCAAACGTTTTTCTGCGGAATTGGCAAAAGGGAAAGCAGAAGGGAAACGCAAATTGAGAAGAAAACAGTTCGAAGTAGCACTACAAGGTAATCCAACAATGTTAGTGTGGCTTGGCAAGAATCTTCTTGGACAGTCAGATTCACCTCTCGGGGCGGATGACACAAAAGCGTTACCGTGGACAGACGATTTAGATTAAGGAACTAACATGGCTAAGTTTAAAGGAAGTAAATGTTTAGTAGATTGTGGTGGACACAAAGCAGGCTACAGGTATTCGTCTGGTGGTGGTAGTAAACAACCACATAGAAACGCCAAATCATTTAAGAAGGGAATGAAAATACATGTACAAGAAGTCAAAAAAGAAAACAGAATACAAAAGAAAAAAGCCAGTCAAGCGAAGAAAAGTCGTAAAACGCTAAAAGTAAACGTTTAATGCCTCTAACTAGTCCACAGAAGATTGTTGCTAATAGTGACAAACGTTTCAGAGTGTTATGCGCAGGTAGACGGTTTGGTAAATCAGTTCTCGCAATTAGAGAACTAGCCAAGTTTGCTCGTATTGGTAATAGAAAAGTAATGTATGTTGCCCCAACATACCAAATGTGTAGAAACATTGTGTGGGGTGATTTAAAGAAGAAACTTAGCGGACTGAATTGGGTTCGTAAGATTAACGAAAGTAGATTAGAAATAGAATTAATGAATGGTTCAGTTATTATGTTAAGAGGCGCAGACAATTATGATTCACTACGTGGAACAGGATTAGACTTCTTAGTTATGGATGAAGTTGCAGACATTAAAGGAGAAGCGTGGTCAGAAGTATTAAGACCAACTCTCTCTGCACAAAATCCACCAGGTTCTGCACTATTTGTAGGCACTCCTAAGGGTGTCGGTAATCATTTGAAAGACTTGTTTGAGATGGCATCTGTAGATGACAATTGGGCATCATGGCAGTTTACTACAATAGAGGGCGAGAATGTCCCACAAGAAGAAGTAGAAGCCGCTAAAAGAGATTTAGACATAAGAACATTCAGACAAGAATATGAAGCAAGTTTCGAAACAGCAACGAATTTAGTTTACTACTCATTCAAACCAGAAAACAATGTAAAGAAATGGGATGGTAACAAAGAAGAATTAAAATCAATTTATGTATTGACCGACTTTAACGTAAGTCCAATGGCAACTCTTATTGCAGTGCCAACAGCAACAGGTCTACATGTGATTGATGAAATATGTTTGTACTCAAGTAACACAGATGAGATGGTAGAAGAAGTAAGAAATCGCTACCCACATCAAAGAATTACAGTATTCCCGGATCCTGCAGGTGCGCAAAGAAAAACTTCTGCAGGCGGTAGAACAGACATAAGCATTATGCAAAATGCAGGATGGACAGTCAGAGTAAAACCAAGACATCCAGCAGTGAGAGACAGAATAAATGCAGTCAACTCATTATTGTTAAATAGTAATAGTGAATGCAGATTATTCATTGAACCAACATGTAGGGAACTTATTAAGTGTCTTACTAGGTTCAGTTACAAAGAGAACACGTTAATCCCAGAGAAGGGCGGGCAACATGATTACAGTCACTTCCCGGACGCTCTAGGTTATGGTGTTGAGTTCTTGTTTCCGGTAACGAGACAAGTAGAAGCCCCGACAAATCAAACGTTTGGGATGTATTAAAGGAGAAAACATTATGGCATACTTAACAAAAGAGACCATACAAGATGTTCATTCTGTCTATGAACAACATCTACCAAGATGGCGTTATTTCTGGGCGAGTTTCAATGGTGGTTTTGATTACCGTAAAAGCGGGCTTGAGATGCTAAGACGTTACATGAACGAAGACCAACAACCTGGTCATCAATACGAACAACGATTAAACTACACTGCATTAGAGAACAGTTGTAAATTAGTTGTTGACACTTACAAAGCATTTATGTTTAGAACATTGCCAGTAAGAACATTAGGTAACTTAAACAAACTACCATACACAAGCGAATTCTTAACAGACATCGACTTAGATGGAACTGACATAGACCAGTTTATGAAAGAGGCAAATTCACTTGCAATGATTTATGGTCATGTATGGGTTAGCGTTGACAAACCAATGTCAGACACAGCATTAACACTAGAGCAAGAGATTGAACAAGGTATTAGACCATACGCTCAATTGATTACTCCAGAGAATGTTATGGACTGGGGTTACAAAAATGTTAATGGACGCTATGTACTTAATTACTTAAAGCAAAAAGAATACGAAGATGAAGACACCTTAGTTGTTCGTGTATGGAAAGATGACACAATCTGCCGTTATGAATTAACTAAAGAAGGTAAAGGTGAATTAGTATTACTAGAAGAACTACCAAACACAATCGGTATGATTCCTTTTGCAATGCTTAAAGCAAACCAATCACATGTCCGCGGTATGGGAACAAGTGACTTGGCAGATGTTGCTAAAGTACAACAAGCAATCTTCTCATTATTAAGTGAGGCAGAACAAGCAATTAGAATTAGTTCTCATCCATCATTAGTGAAGACTGCATCAACTGACGCAAGTGCAGGTGCTGGTGCAATCATTACAATGGATGAAACATTACCTGGTGAGTTGCGCCCATTTTTATTGCAACCTTCATCAGCAAACATCGATGCTATTATTAAAATGTTAAAAGAGCATCAAACAATGATTATGAAGATGACACACTTAGAAGCAGTAGTAGGACAAAAGACTGTTGCTAAATCTGGTGTTGCACTTCAAACAGAATTTTCAATGTTAAACACAAGACTTGGAGACAAGGCTGATTCACTTGAAAGACTAGAACACAAGATTTGGGAACTATTTCAAATGTGGACTGGTGTTCAAGCAGATGAGTCCTTCTCAGTTCAATACAAGAAGAAGTTTGATTTACGTGATGAGAATAACGACTTAGCAAACTACAAACTTGTTAGAGAAATGGGTCTTGCAAGTGAGACATTGAATAAAGAACTTGACAAACAAATCGCTATGATTGTTGTTAAGTCTGGTGACGTTTTAGACACTATTATGGATGAAATAGACGCATCAGAGGGCACAGACACAGGAAATGACGAATAATCGTTGTTTCCATAACAGTGTGTTTGAATGTTAATAAATAAGAGTATGGACAAACAATTTACTCCCAAGGAGGTTACGTAACTATGACGGACGAAACAATAGGCAACACAGCAAGCCATGAAGAAACTGAGACTTCTGCTGAAATTACTTCTCAGGCAGAAAGAACTTTTAATCAGGAAGAAGTAGATGCCATCGTAAAGGCTAGACTTGCAAAGCAATCTAAAAAATACGAAGACATTAACATCACTGAATACCGTTCTTTGAAAGCAGACCAAGAACAACAGAAACTTGAAGAACAGAAGAAACGTGGAGAGTTTGAACAAATCTTGCAACAACAGAAGCAAGACTTTGACAGCAGACTTGAAGGCGTTAAATCTAAACTACACAGTGTTCAAGTTGATGGTGCACTATTAAAAGCGGCTGGTAGCAGAAATGCAGTCAACCCAGAACAAGTAGCAACACTACTTAGAAATAGAGTAACATTAACAGACGAAGGTGAAGTTCATGTTCTCAATGACAACGGTGAGGTAATGTATGACACAGATTCAGCATCACCAACATCAGTTGAATCATTAGTTAACTCGTTTTTGGATGCGTCACCCCACTTTTTACGAGCAGGTCCGAGCGGTTCGGGTTCACAAGGAGCGGTAGGTGAAACAACAACAAATGATTTAGATGTTTCTAAACTAGACATGTCTAATCCTGCTCATAGGGCTAAGTATGCTGAACATAAAGCATCACTTAGAAAACAACGCTAA